CTAGCACAGGCTATGCCTGATGAATACAAGAACGAAGACCCCATAAAAGCTTACCGGGATTATTGTATTAACGAAAAGCATTATGCTAAATGGGAAAAAGGTAGAGCTAAACCTGAGTGGTGGAGAATATAATTATGGCAGAAGCACACATTGAAAATTTATTTCAAGAAGAAATAGAGAGAATTGATAAGGGACTAGCCCCTTCAGTAGATAACTATGAACTACAATATATCGCTAACTATGACCGAGAAAGTTTATATCCATTATTTGATGGGTTGTTACATGAACCATCTGAAAAAGAAATTGATGATTTGTATAGCTATTTACAGTTTAGAAATTTTCCGGTTACAATGGTAAGAAATGACCTTGACTACGTTCATGTCAGACCTTATCCGATAAGAGAAGACAAATGGCATTGGGCAGGTAAAGATGCAAAGGGTAATAATAAATTTAAACATTACACAAATCAAACTTTATTTGAAGTTACTGATTTTCTAGACAGTAAAAATGTTAATTATATTATTGGTAATTCAAGTGCGACAGTAAACATTTATTCTTATGCAGATAAATTTCAATATTTTTATACTACTGGAAAGTGGAGTGTTTATAAAAAATTTCCTAGTGCATTAAAAAAGAAATACTATCATTCGAATAGCATTGAAGATTTTTACAATAGATTTTTTTCTAAAACTCTAGAAAAAGAAAAACAAAACTTTAAAAAATTATATGTAAATCCTCGTTATGAGTTTGATAGTAAACGAAATGATTATCCACACCTTCGTTTATATTTATATTTGTTGTATTTGTTTTCTTCTAAACCAACTCCTTTTCTAACAACAGAAAAGTTAGAATGGATACAAGATGAACCTTTATATTTAATTTATAATAGGCACAGAAGGAAAAGAAAATGACAGAATATGACATTCATAAACTCTATGCAGAGCAACAAGAACGTGATAAAATAACTGCTCTCCATGCAAACAATGGAGTGTTGACAGTTCATTTTGGCGATGGTACTATGGAAGTCTGGAAAAAGAACTGGCGAGGTAAACTAAAACGAAAGGTAAAAAGAAATGAGTTTAAAGGATAGAATAATAGAAGGACTGGATAAAGTTTTTGAAGCTAAGATTCAGAGTCACGTAACAAACATTGAAGTATTGCTAGATAGATGTGTCGGTGTTGCAGAGCATCCCGATATTATGGCTACCATTGAAGGTGAGCTAGATATTATAGCAAGTTATGAAGACAAAAGAAGTTGTCTTAAAAAATATTTTAAATAGGAGTAGATATGAAACCATCAGATTACGCATTAATAGCTGTTTATTTTCTTGTTCTTGGATTGTTTATATTCAATGCAATCGAAGAGTCTAATTATGAAGATGAACAATTTAAAAAAATAAATAAATTAAATAATGATTTAATTACAATCTCACAATATGTCCAAAGTAATTCAACAGATTTTGAATATTTAGAAAGGAAGATAGAAGATAATTCACAGGAGATAGAAGAACTTAGAAGACAATTAAGTGAGACTCAAAATGCCGCAGAAACATTTTACAATATGTTCTTTGATACACAATCACAAAGAATTGCAGAAGAACAAAGTCAAGGTGCTGAGACTAATCCTCCTCCTCATATAACCGAAGGTGTCAACAAACAGACTCTCCCCCCTTCGGAAGTTTCAGCACCACCTCCCGAAAAGATTTCCACTCCAAAGGAAAGAGAGCAAGAGGTAGTAACTGCCCCTATAAAGGATACTCCTGTTCCTAATAAGGTTATTGCTTCTTGCCCTCGACCTACCCAGAACTTAGCAAAGTATATTGCTAATATTAATTTGAGAAGAGACTATGCTTTTGTGGCGAGCTATGATGTAGCTGACCGAGAAATAATTAATTTAAGTTTTAATAGAAACATTCCCGGTAAACTACAAAGAGCTATTGAAAGGTATTTAAATTCTTTTAGCTTGACACAAGATAAACAGGGTTGTAAGCTACCAATCAAATTACTGCGAGGATAACTATGGCAACACACGAACTTAATGAAGACCAGTTCCGCTCATGGCAGGACTTTACATTAGAAAATGAAGAAGAACTTTATAAAACTAAATCAGGTTTTATGAATGAGTGGGTAGCAAAAGATAAATTTTTAGTTCACTTTGATGAACAAACAGTTTCAACAGAAGTCTTAGACTTTTTTGAAAAAACACTTGACTTACCGAAAGGTAGCAAGTATAATCAGCAACATTAATTAAAACGCTATAAGGAGAAAATATATGGCAGTTGCAAATGGTAAAGCGTATTGGGCGAGCGTCACAGTTCCCAATACCACTTTTGAACCAGTCTACACAGTAGACCTAGTAATTAGTGATGAAGATGCTCAAGACTTTCAGGCTAGAGGAATTAAAGTTAAGGACTTTAGTTTGAAAGATGATGATGGTACACCTCAATATATAGGTAAAGCTGTCACCATAAAAAGAAAAGTGAATGGTAAGAACGGAACTCGTTCAGCTCCTAAACTTTTCAATAAATCCAAAGAGCCTATGGACGTAACAGTCGGTAATGGTTCTGAGGTTAGAGTTCAATACAATGAATATCCTTGGGAATATGCAGGGAAATCAGGTATTAGCTTAGACTTTCAGGCTATGCAGGTTCTTGATTTAGTACCCATGAAATCACAGGATGGTGATGAACTTAATCCATTCGGTGATGGGGAGGAGTTTTAAATGGCAGAGGAAACGAAAGTCATTGAAGGCTCTGATAAACCCTTCATCACGATAGATGATGTGCAAGTCTTTGTAGAAGATTTACCTGAAGAAGGTCAACAAGTCTTCGGAAGATTGCAACGATTAAACCAAAAGAAAGCTAATGTTGTTCTTGACTTGGAAGAGTTACAGGCAGGCATTAATTTCTTTTCAAGTAGAATCGTAGAAATCTATAGTGCTGATGCACCTGAACAACCTACGGATTCTGACAGCACAGAAAAAGAATCTTAAGGAAAATTTTAATCGGGCTAGGTCGTCTTTCTGTGCATGAGACACCTAGCCTTTTTTATGCACAATATGAATACTAATCCAAATTTTGTAAAAGTACATCAACCTTGCCCGGATTGTGGCAGTAGTGATGCACTTGCTGTTAATGAAGATGGTTCTACAAAATGTTTTTCATGTGGTAAGTTTGCACCAAAGAGTAAGGAGGAAAGTTTTAAACCTATGACTAGAACACCATTACCACCACAGAAAGAAACATTTGACAATGGGATATACGCTCCCTTGTCTGATAGAGGTATCTCAAAAGATACAGCATTAAAGTACGGGGTCAAGGTTATCTACAACGCTCAAGGCGAACTAGCTCAACACAGATACCCTTACCACATAAACAACGAACAAGTAGGCACTAAGGTTCGCTACATAAAGGATAAACACTTTAAGTTTGAGGGAACTATGACAGGTGCAAGCTTGTTTGGACAACAACTTTTCAAAGAGGGTGGGAAGTATCTCACTATCGTTGAAGGTGAATGCGATGCTATGGCGGCTTACGAACTTCTCGGTTCTAAGTGGGCGGTAGTATCCATCAAGAACGGAGCTCAAGGAGCAGTCCGGGATATCAAAGACAACATCGAATACGTTGAAAGCTTTGATAACGTAGTCATTTGTTTTGACAATGACAAACAAGGAAAGGAAGCAGCACGTAAAGTTGCTAGTATAATCAAGCCACGTAAGGCTCGTATCGCTACCATCCCGAATGGTCACAAAGATGCTAACGATATGCTTAGAAAAAACTTACATAGTGAGTTTACTAGAGCGTGGTGGGATGCAAAGGTGTATACTCCTAGTGGGATTATCCGAGTGTCCGATAAGAAAAATTCTTTCTTAGAACGTGAAAAGAAAGAGAGCGTTCCTTATCCTTGGCATGGACTGAACAAGAAACTTGTTGGACTCCGACAAGGAGAACTAATGACTTTGACAGGCGGTACGGGTCTAGGTAAGTCATCAGTTACCCGAGAGTTAGAGCATTGGCTGATAAATAAAACCAACGATAACGTGGGTATTATAGCCCTCGAAGAAGATTGGCGTCGAACAGTCGATGGTATCTTATCTATTGAAGCTGATGCTCGACTCTACATTGACCACATCAGAGATAGCTATGAAGAAGGTGACCTTGTCAGTATGTTTGATAAGACCTTTGGTTCCGATAGAGTTTTTATTCATGCTCATTTTGGAACCAATGACATTGAAGACATATTTTCTAAGCTTCGGTATTTGATTGTGGGTTGTGATTGTCGTTGGGTAGTCGTAGACCACCTACACATGCTCGTATCTGCCACAACAGAGGGAGATGAACGTAGAGCCATTGATTCCATAATGACTAGGCTGAGAAGCTTGGTTGAGGAAACGGGTGCAGGTATCATCTTGGTCTCTCACTTACGTAGAGTATCAGGAGATAAGGGTCATGAAAACGGAGTCCATGTTAGTCTCTCCCATCTACGAGGCTCCAATGCGATTGCCCAACTCTCTGATTGTGTGATAGCTTTAGAAAGAAATCAGCAGTCAGAAGACGAGCTCGAAGCTCGCACAACAAGGCTCCGTATTCTTAAATCAAGATACACAGGTGATGTTGGTTTAGCCACAGCTTTAGTGTATGATAAAGATACGGGTAGATTATCTGAGTACGAAGATTCGGAACTCCTCAATACGGAACTAACAGACATGGATGTTCCCTTTTAATTATGGAATTAGTATTTGACATAGAAGCAGATTCGTTGACTCCAACAGAAATACATTGTATTGCGGCTGTGGATGAAAACGATAAACAATATACCTTCGATATAATCGATGGCAACATTGAAGAAGGTATAGAGTTTTTATCCCGGGCAAATAAACTCATTGGTCATAACATCATTGGGTTTGATATGCCTGCTATTCAAAAACTACATGGAGTTAATCTTTGGCATAAAGATAAAGTTATTGATACCCTAGTCCTCTCTCGACTTTTAAATCCTGTAAGGGAGAAAGGTCATTCCCTTGAGGTCTGGGGTAACAAGCTTGGAGTTGAGAAGTCTACTCCTCCCGAAGACTTTACTACCTATACGAAGGATACTCTTAAGTATTGTATACAAGATGTTGTTTTAAATAAAGTTTTATTTGAACAACTCAAGAAGGAATCTGTGGGATTTTCAATGGACAGTATCAATCTTGAGCATCAAGTCACATATATTCTTCAACAACAACAACAGAATGGTTTTATGTTTGATGAAAAGAAAGCTATGCTTCTTCTTGCTGACCTCAACTGTAAGATAAAAGAAACTGTTGACGAAGTACATGCTACATTTAAACCTAAATGGGTAGCTAATAAACTGGTTACACCTAAACTCAAAGCAGATGGAACTCTTTCGAAAGTCGGCTTGAGCGAAGAAGAATACAATGCTAGGGTAGCTACAAGAGATACAAAACCTTTTATGAGAAAAAATCTACAAGAATTTAATCTTGGTTCTCGTAAACAGATAGGAGAATATTTAATTGAGTTCGGTTGGAAGCCAACACGTTTTACTCCTACAGGACAACCGATTGTAGACGAAAATACTTTAAAGAAAATAACACACATCAAGGAAGCAAAACTAATAGCAGACTTCCTACTTTATCAAAAGCGTTTAGCTCAAGTTAAATCTTGGGTCGAAGCAGTTGAAGAGGATGGACGTGTTCATGGTTCTGTTATCTCTACAGGAGCTATCACAGGTAGAATGTCTCATAGGAATCCGAACATGGCTCAAGTCCCGGGAGTTTATTCTCCTTTCGGTACAGAGTGTAGAGCCTGTTGGACTGTAGCAGATGGACATAAGCTAGTAGGTATAGATGCTAGTGGTTTAGAATTAAGAATGTTAGCACACTATATGGCTAACGAGGAATACATAAATGAAATTATCAACGGAGATATACATACAGCTAACCAAAAGTCTGCAGGACTTGAATCAAGAGATAAGGCTAAGACATTCATCTATGCCCTCATTTACGGAGCAGGAGATGAAAAGCTTGGTTCAATCGTGCAAGGAAGCAGAGCAGATGGTAAACGACTTAGAGAATCTTTCCTCGATAGTCAGCCTTCATTTAGAGCTCTTAAAGAACGAGTTGACCGAGCGGCTACAAAAGGATACTTGAAAGGATTAGATGGTCGTAAGATATGGTTAAGACATAAGCATGCTGCTCTCAATACTTTACTTCAAGGCAGTGGTGCAATTGCTATGAAAAAAGCCTTGATTATTTTTGATGACCTGTTAAAATTACAAGCTATACCTGCAAAAATTGTAGGTAATATTCACGATGAATGGCAAGTTGAAGTCCCTGAGAAACAAGCTGAACACGTAGGAGCCCTAGCAGTTAGATGCTTAGAAGAAGTATCTAAAGAGTACAACCTCAGATGCCCACTAACCGGTGAGTACAAGATAGGAGACAGTTGGAATGAAACCCACTAAAGAAAACAGAAAGAAGTTTGACCTAGATTTAACCTATGGAGAAATCAGGGAAGAAAAGATAGCAGCAATGCTAACAGATAAAAAAGTAGAAGTTAAATCCGAAAGAGACATATGGCAGAATACAGGTAACATTTGTATAGAGTACGAGTGTTGGGGTAAACCTTCTGGTATTAGAGCAACAGAATCAGACTACTGGTTTCATAATCTTTGTATTGGAGATGATGAGTACTGTACTTTAGTATTTAAAACAGCTACACTAAAAAAGATAGTAGATAAACTAGATACGTTTAAAACTGTATCAGGTGGCGATGGTAATGCTAGTCGTATGTACTTAGTAAATTTACAAAAGCTTTTTTCTACGGACGTTATAAAAGCATTTAAGGAAATCAAGGATGACGAAGAAGAA